AAATTGACCAAAACCAAGAAAAACAAGATAGAGTTGCATATATTCAAACAATATCGGGTATGGTTCAAGCTATGGCACCAGTTGTTCAAAGTGGCGTAGTTTCAAAAGAAGCTTTAAATGAGTTTATTATTTTTGCTTCAAAACCTTTTAAAGTCGGTCGCAATCTTGAGAATTTCTTAAGAAGCAACGAAGATGACAATAAACCCGATGCTCAAGAAATGATGGCTCAGATGGAAATGCAAATGAGACAAAAAGAAATAGAAATGAGACAAATGGAATTGCAAATAAAACAACAAGAATCAATGGGCAAGTTAGATATTGAGCAACAAAAAGTTAATGTCGAAAAAGCTAAATTATTAAATCAACAAAACGAATTTGAAACAAAACTAGAATTTGAAGATGTTAATAAACAAGCTGATAGAGAATCTAAAAGACTTGATTTAAAAGTAAAAGCTGGAACGGAAATTGTTAATGAACAAATCCGAAATGCTAACCAACCAACGGAAATTTAATAAAATTATGAAAAAAGGTTTATACGCTAATATTCACGCCAAAAAAGAAAGAATTAAAGCAGGTTCTGGCGAAAAAATGAGAAAAGCAGGAACAAAAGGCGCACCTACTGCTAAAAATTTTAAAGAAGCTAAAAAAACTACAAAAAAATAAATATGCCAAAAAAATCTGTTAGTTTAAGTTTAGGCAGGGGCGAAAAATCACCATCAGGTGGCTTAACTGCTAAAGGTAGAGCAAAATATAATAATGCTACTGGAAGCAATTTAAAACCGCCAGTAAGTGCGAGTCAAGCAAAAAAAAGCCCCAGTGATGCAAATCGCAGAAAATCTTTTTGTGCGAGAATGTCTGGAGTTGAAGGACCAATGAAAAAAAATGGTAAACCTACCAGAAAAGCATTAGCTTTAAAAAAATGGGATTGTTAAATGACGACTAAAAGACTTACTTACATAAACGGAGAGGCTCATTGGGTGGAAATAGAAAGCCGACCAATTAGCAAATTACCCGATGGAATTAAAGAAGATTTAACTCTTGATGGCTATATTAAAAAATATGGCTCAATTTATAATCATGGAGACGGTAAACACTATGATAGTAAAAGAAGTTATTTAGAAGCTTTAAAACAAAAAGGGCAACATATTAAAGATTATTAAAAAACTATTTGACAATTATTATTAACCAATTATTTTATTATGGATATTAAAGAAAACTACAAAAATGAAATGCTCGAGTTAATTGAGCAACACTCTGAAATTCAAGAGCAAGAAGCTGTTGAAGAAAAAGAAGAAATAGTAGAAACTGAAAATATCGAAGAATCACCACAAGAAGAAGAAACCGAAAATAAAGAGAGTGAAAATATAGAACCAGAAGTTGATTTTGATAAGGAATTATCAGGATTACCTAAGGAACTTATCGAAACTGTCAAAACATTTAAAGACCCTGAAGACAGGGCAAAAGCTATAAAGATTGCCAAGGAACAGCGTGCTCGAGAAGACAGGCTACATTTACAACTAGGCAATTCTAAAAAAGAGCTTGAAAATATAAGCGGATTATTGAAGAGTATTCAAACTAATCCTGCTGAAACTTTTAAAGCACTTGCAAAACAAGTCAATTTTGACTTAAGAAATGCCGTAGATGAAGCTGTTATGGAAGATGAGTTATATCTCACACCAGAAGAGCAAATCAGACGCGAATCAAAAAATATACAACAAAATTCTTATAGAGAATTACGAAAAGAAATTGAAAATCGAGAAAGTATTGAATTATTTACTGAGTATTTAGGAGAAAACCCTACCAACGAAGAATTAATTATGAATTATCAAAATGAATTTATTCAGTTTTATCATAAAGAATTACAAAAAGAAGGTATAAAAGATTATTATCCTAGACAACAAAGAAAAAATGCGTTAACAACTGCTTATAAAAAATTAGAAATATTGCAACCAGATTATGAAGATAAAATGAAAGCAAAAATTCTAAAAGAAATAAATGAGCAAAAAAAGGAAAAATTTGATGAAGCCAAGAGGCAACAAAAAATTTCTAAACCTGTAGCTAATGCAAATAAGCCAACAACTTACGAAGAATCTCAAAAAGCTTTAATTCGTAAATTTTTATAGGATATAATTTTATAATTATATGCCAGCTAATCCAAATTATACATCATTAATTTCGTCAACACTTGACAAATTTATGAAAGAAAAGGTTACCTCTTCGGTAATCGGTAATAACGCATTGTTAAAAGCTTTGCAAAATAAAGGTAAAATTGTTCACGAAGCAGGTGGAACAAACTTTAGAGAAAACATTGCTTATGCAAGCAATTCAACTGTTCAATGGCAAAATCCAACTGACTTGTTGAACACTACTCCTCAAGATGAATTTACTTCTGCGGTGTTTGCACAAAAAATGATCACAGGAACGGATCAAATTTCTGAAAAGGAATTGTTGCAAAACACAGGTGAAGCAAGAATCTTCAATCTTTTAGAAGGTAAAAGAACAAATTTAATTGATAGTTTAAGAAATCAATTAGGTTCGGCTTTATTTTCTGACGGAACTGGTTCTGGTGGACAAGTCGTAGGTGGTTTACAATTGTTAGTTGCTGATGATCCAACAACTGGAACAGTCGGTGGAATTGATCGTTCATCTAATGCTTTTTGGAGAAACCAAGTTTATGATTTTTCTACTTCTGCTGGCGCTAACGCTTCTGCAACAAATATTCAAGCTGGTATGAATAGTTTATACTTATCTTGCCAAGTCCAAGAAGGAGCTTTTCCTGATTTGATTTTAGCGGATATTAACTATTACAGTTTCTTTGAAAATTCTTTGCAACAAATTCAACGAATCACAACTACTGGCGAAGGTAGATTAGGTTTTGAACAATTAGCTTATAAATCATCTGCTGTTGTTTATGATCCAAATTGCCCGTCTAACCATATGTATTTTCTAAATACTGATTATGTTAAATTCCAACATTTAAATAATCCATTATTTACTAAAGGCGATACACAAAGACCAGTAAATCAGTTGTATTACATTACTCCTGTTTATTTGTATGGAAACTTAACTATTAACTCTGCTAGAGTTCATGGTGTTGCTAAAAACTAATTTAAAAAAGGAGAAATTTTATGCCTAACTTTATATCAACTGAAAATGAAATAATTCCTCAAGGAATTACCGAAACTTCAACTACCCAAAATTTACCGCTAGGTAAAATTATTAATGCGGTAGATAAAGACACTACCGCTTATGGCGTGGGTGAATTTATTTATCTTAAAGGTTTAGCTTCAACAGCTATTGGTGAACCAGTAATCTATGATTTAGATGCTATGACATCAACTAGAGTTGTTGCTGGATCTCGTGGTAATGTTGCAATTGCTATGTCTGCCAATGTTGCCAATCAATATGGTTGGTATCAAATCGCAGGAACTGCTGTTACTAAAACAGGAACTGTTGCCGCAAATGGTAGACCTTATGTTACTGCAACTGCTGGAACTTTAGATGACGCTGTTGTTGCTGGTGATGCAATCGATAACGCTCGATTCATTACTGCAAACGGAACGCCATCTGCAGGTTTTGCTTTAATGCAAATTAATCGCCCTTCTTTAAATGGTAATGGTTAATTAAATATATTTTATCTATAGGGAGCAATCCCTATAGATAATTTTAACAAACAAATTATAAATTTTATGACAATTATTGTAAAACCAACAAATGAATATAGAGTAATAGAAAAAGATGGACATTTTGTTCAATTCTTTGATAAAAAAAAGCAAATTACTAATGAAGATTTAGAAACTATTGATGTATTAGACGAAACTGGAAAGCCAATTTATGATTTGTATGTTGAAATTTACAATAAAGAAGATCCGCACTCAATTGTTTGTAAAAAAGTTGATGGCAACAAAATGACTATTACAGTAAATAACATAAGAAAACATTTTGATTATCAAATAATGTATCCAAAAGCTTTTGAAGTTTACAATAAAAGGAAAAATGAAATTTTAGAAAATGATGCAAATGCAGAAGATATTTTAAAAAAAGACGCTCAAATTGAGTCTTTAACAGCTGAACTTGAAAAATTAAGAAGGTTAAATGAAAAAAAAGAAGCTAAAGAAGCTAAAGCCCCAAAATCTTCAAAAGAAGAAAATATTAAAGAAAATAATTTAGAATAATGAGCTTACTTACCCTTTGCACAGATATATTAAGAGAAACTAAATCATCGAATATTCCCGCAACTATTATCGGGAATAACGATGATGTTTCTCAACAAATATTTCAAGCAGTAAAAACTAGTGTAACTGATTTAGCCAGAAATTATCAATGGCAAGAACTTCAAAAAGAAAATAACTTTTCAAGCGTTGTAAACCAAGCCACTTATGATTTGCCTTCTGATTTTGATAGATTAGTTGATAATACTTTTTGGAATGCTAGTCAAAATTGGGCAATGATAGGGGGGTTAACTCCTGAAAGCTGGAGAGTCTTAAAAAATTCATTAATTACACAAGCCGAAACGGTTCAATACTACAGAATTAGAAATAATCAAGTAGTTATTCATAGAACGCCGTCAGTTGTTGAAAACTATGTGTATGAATATATTACAAAAAACATTGTTAAAAGCTCCTCCAATGTGGAACAAACAGATTTTTTAGCTGATAGCGATGTTCCTGTAATTGATGAATATATTTTAAGATTAGACACAACTTGGAGATGGTTAAAAAATAACGGCAGGGCTTACGCTGAAGAAAAGTTAATTGCCGAAAAAGCTATTGCTGAAAGAGTAAAAGCTAATGGATCAAGAGGAACAATCACCGCTAAACCAATTATTGAAATTTATAATTCTAATATTAGTGCTTATAAACCAATTAATGTATGAGACAATCAATAAGTTCAAAACCATTATTGCAAGAAAGAAACGGACAAGCACTTAGAGTAAACATTCCATCACCTTACGGCGGTTTAAATACTCGAGATTCGGAAAGCAACATGGAGCCAACTGATGCTGTTGTATTAGAAAATTTTATACCCGAACAAGGAGCGGTTAAATCAAGAAAAGGCTTTATTCCTTATTGCACTGGCTTAACTAGCTATGTTGAAACATTAATTGAACATTACTCACAAGCTACAAGAAAATTTTTAGCGTGCCACAATGGAAAAATAAGCAACATTACAAACCCAGCAAGCGTTAGTGTTTTAGGTAGCGGATATACTAACAACAAATGGTCAACAGTAGCTTTTAATGGCTATACTTTATTAGTAAATGGACAAGATGCTCCAATTAAATTTGATGGCTCAACTATCACAAGCAACGCAATAAATCCCACTGGTGGTTCCGCCTCTTCTTTAAATGGAATAAACATATTTAAAAATACAGTTTATGTTTGGGATACCAATTACCCTTATTTTTGGCACGGTGCCGTAAATGCTATTGCGGGAACATTTGGTAAATTTGATTTAAGTTTTGTTTGCCCTAATGGTGGCAATGTTTTAAGAATGGAAACAATTACTAGAGATGGTGGCTCGGGGGTTGATGATTATTGTGCATTTATAATGTCAAATGGTTATGCGGTTGTTTATGAAGGAGACGACCCTAGCAAAGCTAATCAATGGGCATTAGTTGGCGTTTATAAAATAGGCGTGCCAATGTCTATTAGGTCAACTTGTAAAGTATCAGGTGATGTTGCAATATTAACTAATCAAGATTTTGTTTTATTCTCAACTGTTTTACAAAATGAAGGGCAAATTGTTAGTAATACCAAATTAAGTGGTGCGGTTATCGATGTTGCTCAAAGATATATTAATAACAGCGGTTGGGAAGTAGTGGCATATCCAAGAGGCGGGTTATTATTTTTTAATGTTCCACTTGCCACAAATACACAATACGAGCAATACGGTTTTAGCACAATTACAGGTGCAGGATTTAAATTTTCTGGATTAAACGCTATAACTTGGGGTTTGTATAATCAAAGGCTTTATTTTGGCGGCAATGGTGCAGTATATTTATTTGACGAAGGTTCAGAAGACAACGGAACTTTTATTAATTGCAAGGCACAAACAGCTTATAGCAATTTAGGCTCACCCGCTGAAAAAATTATTAATTCTTATAGAAATACTATAAAAATTGACGGCTCTGCAACCGTTAATAGCATTGTTAATTTTGATTACGGCAGAACATTAACAAGACAAACAAACAGCGTCGAAGCAAGCGGAAGTGTTTGGGACGTTGCCGAATGGGATACTTCTGAATGGTCTTCAGAAAATGAAACACAAAACAAATTAGTTTATGCGTCAGGACAAGGTGTTGACTTGTCAATGAGGATAGAAGCTAATTTAAAAGGTCAACAGCTAAGTTGGTATAGAACCGACTATAGCGTAAATGTCAACAATATTTTATAAATTATATGGCTATAGATTATAATTATTATAATAACTACAAATTATTTGACCAATCTGGAAAATTAGTTGATCCTTATAAAGGCACTACTTTTGATCAAACTGGTTTGAAATTTCCAGATGTTAGTTCTTTAAACCTAAGAAGTTTTAATGATTTAAATGATCAAGAAAAAACCCAATTTTTATTTGATCCAAATTATGAAGAATTTGGCAAAATTATTGGGAGCTATGGTCAATTACCAAATGATTGGGTAAATCAATATGCAAATGACATACTTAAATCATGGAAAGATTCTTTGCCAATATCTTACACAACACAACCCACTTCTTCTTTAACGGATTCAACAGATTCAACTAATTACGATAATTCTATGGCTGACGCAGTTCAACAATCTTTACCTAGTTATAATGTATTTGCTAAATTAAGCCCTACGGAACAAAAAGATATATTAATTAATAATCCTAATATTCTTACTCCAGAAGGAAGTCAGACTTACGATGCGGGAACGAATACTATTAAACTTAATGAGTCTGCTTTTACTAAAAAACAAAGACTTGACCAAGAAAGAATAGCAATGCAATTAAGCGGTTCATTAACTGGTAATTTGCCGTCAATTGATAACGAAGCAGTAAGACAAGCAACATTTGCATTGGGTAAAAGACAATTAGACCCCGAGTTAAAAAGCCAAAGGGAAGCTTTAGCAACTAGATTAGCAAATCAAGGTATTCCTATTGGAAGTGAAGCTTATAATGCTGAAATGAATAGATTAGAACGCTCACAAGGCGACCAATTAAACGCATTATCTTTACAAAGCTTACAAACTGGTATCCAAACAGCGGAAGCACAAAGAGCCGCTAGATTTAATGAAATATCTTCATTATTAGGTAGAACTCAAGTTGGTGTGGGAACTAATTTTGGACAATATCAATCTAATTATCAGGGAGTTGATTTAATGGGAGCGCAACAAGCAGATCTTAATAGGCAGTCTCAATATAACATGTTGCAACAACAATTAAAAAGTCAAAGGGAAGCCGCAATGTGGCAAGCCGCAGGATCTGCAATTGGTGGAATTGGTCAAGCATTTTCTGATATTGATTTAAAAACTAATATTAAATTTGAAAATAAATTAATAAATAACTTGCCTATTTATTCATTTGAATATAAAAATAGTAAATATGGAGTTGGACGCTTTGAAGGTGTCATGGCTCAAGATGTAGAAAAAACCTATCCTGAAGCCGTCGGAATTAGTCCAGAGGGTTATAAAATGGTTGATTACTCTAAAATTGGAATAGAATTTAGGAGGGTTAATTAATGAGACCTAATGTAAGAATTGAAACATTAGCTCGCAGGGGCAAAAATGTCGAAAGACAACTTTTAGAAAATGCTTTAGCAAGTTCTCAAAATGTTAGTCAATTTGCTATGGACGCAGGAAACTTTGGCAGTGGTAGAGCTGGAGCATTTGGAGCTATAGCACAAGGTTTAACTGCTGGCGTAGGTGCATTTGCTCAATATAGAAATCAACAAAAATTAGCTCAATTAAACTCCGAAGATGCTGACGCTTTTGCACAATTTGCAACAGAAAAAGGCAATCCTGAATTAGCTAATGTAGCCTCAAGATTAAGTCCTGAAAGCAGAGAAGCTTATTATCTCTCAATGGCTTTACCTCAATCGCAAAATAGCAATATTCCTTCGGCAATTAGAGAATTTGAATATTATAAAACTTTACCAACAGAACAACAAGCTCAATATCTTGGCGTTAAAAGAAATATAGCTGGCGAAGGTGGTATTGTTAGATCAACTGGAGCTATTGAAACATTAGGAGGCTATGGACAAGCTGGTGCCCAAAAGACAGGAATGGAACAAACCGCTAAAAATGTTAGTGATTTAAATTATAAACCTTCTATAGCAGGCAAAACAACATATTCAGAGCAAAAAGCAAAAGAAGATGTTCAAGCGCAAGAAAAATTAATAGATGTTCAGGCACAAAGTAATAATATTTTAAATGTAATAAAAGCATTTAAAACTCACCCAGGCGTTCCTGATTTATTTGGTGCTAAAGGCGGTGGTGCAATTTTATCTTATCTTGGCAAAAAAGATCCAATTGCTGGTAGTAATGCGGCAGGAGCAAAAGCGTTATTAGAACAATTCCAAGGACAACAACTTCTTCAAGCTTTCAATACTTTAAAAGGATCTGGAACTGGTGCGGTATCTAATGAAGAAGGTAAAGCATTTGTAAACGCTCACTCTGCTATTAGAGAAGGAATTAGTGAAAAAGAATTGTTTAAAAATTTACAAATTATGGAAGGAGTAATCCAAAAGGTAATAGAAAGACAAACTAAAAGAGCAGGCGAAGGTTACCAAAGGGGAAGTTTCCAAGTAAACAACCAAAATGTAGATCCAAATCAAATGGGTTTAGATTTAACAACAATGATGGGCAATCAAAGAAGCCCACAACAAAAACCAGCTAGCAATATTAAATTTTTGGGGTTTGAATAATGCCAATAGCTAAAATACAATTACCAGACGGAAGAATAGGAAGGTTTGAAGTAGCAGAAGGAACAACGCCCGACCAAGTATTAGAATTTGCCAATAATCAATTTGGCGGGCAAGAGCAACAAATGCAACAGCCACAAGAAAGAGTTCCAACTCAACCTACGCAATATGTAGAAAGAAACACGCAACCTCAACCTTTAAGCCAAAAAGAAGCTTTATTAACTACAGCAACTAATATACCATTTGCACCAAGAATTAAAGCGGGATTAAGTGCAATATCTGCAAAAGCACAAGGTGGCGATGAATCAATATCGAGATTCTATGATGAAGCTTTAAGTAATGAATTATCTAAGTTAAGACAGGCAAGAGAGCAATATCCAAAACAATCATTTGCAAGTCAATTAGCAACTGATGTTGTTGGAGGAGGAAGAATATTAAAAGGTTTAGGTTTGGCTGGAAATACAGCAAAACAAGCCTTAGCGGGTGGAGCGGTAATTGGCGGTGCAACAGCATTAGGTGAAACAAAAGATATTAGCAATCTTCCGCAATCATCAACTGATTTATTAGCTGGTGGAATTGCTGGAGGTGTTGGTGGCGTTGCTGGTCAACAAGCTGGTAAGGCATTAGGCAAAGCAAGCAAAGCTCTTCCGAGTATTATTCAAAAATTTAAACCAAATACTCCTGAAAAAGTTTTATCTAAGTTTATAACGCCCGAAGAAGCAGGCACACAAGCTCGTAAATTAGCAAGTAAAATAGAACAAGGAAGAATTACCTCATTACCTGAACAAGGCGATGAAAATATTTTAGGATTAACTAGATTACTCGGCAAAACCCAAGGTAGCAATAAAGTTATTGCTGATTACATAAACAAAAAATCTATAACATCATCAAAAAGAGTTAGTGATTTGTTAAACAATAATTTAAGTGCTGAAAGTTATTTTAATAAACTTGATGATACAATTGCCCGTAGGAAAGAATTATCTAGCCCTTTATATGAACAAGCTAGAATTGAAGGTGAGCAAAATTTACAAAAGTTTTTAAAGACTGAAAAAGTAAAAGTATCTCAACCAATTTTAAATAACAAAGGAGAACAATTAAGAGACCCAGCAACTGGAACTCCTTTGACAAGAATTGTTGAGGTTGACGCACCAACAAAAAAACTTTATGATAATCCAAATATAACCAAATATGTAAATGCAGCTAAAAATGAACCATTATTTGTTGATCCAAGACTTTCTAATAATAGTTTTGAAGTTTTAGTTGGTGCAAAAAAAATGATTGATAGAGACATATCTGCCGCTAAAAACATAAGAGACAAAGAAAGTGTCGGTGCATTAATGGGAGTTAAAAGACAAGTTTTAGATATACTTGAAAAAGCTAGCCCAACTTATAAACAAGCTAATAAATTATTTGCTGGCGAGTCAGCATTATTAAACGCACAAGAAGAAGGTTTAAATTTTGGTAAATTAAGAAATGGCGAAGAAGTGAAAAGATTTATTTCTGGTTTAAGCGATGGGGAAAAAGAAACTTATAAAATAGGCGTCAAAGATTATTTAATGGACAAAGCTATGAAAACTGGCGATGCTAATTCATCTGCCAAAAAAATATTTTCACAACCACTAGAAAGAAAAAAATTAGAAGCCGTATTTAATAATAAAAAGGAGTTTTTAGATTTTTCTAAAAGAATGAATGATGAAATTAGAGTTTTTGATACAAAACAAAGAATTGTGGGTGGCTCAAGAACTGATTTTAATATACAAGAAACTGACCAATTATTGACAAAAATGGCAAAAAGTGCTGTTAATATAAAAACATTAGGCTTAGGAGATGCAATATTAGTAGCAACCGATGCAGTTAAAAGAAAATATTACGGTTTAAATGAACAAACAGCAAAAGAATTAGCAAACATTATTGTTAATCCGCAAAAATCAGTTGAAGTGTTAAACCGCATTTATCAAAAAGCACAAACACCACAAGAAAAAATGTTAATACAAAAATTTGCTGATCATTTTGCAAATAAGA